TCTTGGGCAACCATGTTGTTCTTATCCCATTTGGGATGGTAGTAGCAAAGTTCACGGATGGTCTCTAGAGAAATTGGAGCAACGTAGCGGTCATAACGGGGTTCATGACGCCACTGGCACTTAAGGAAAGTGACCTTCTCAAGAGGTTCCCAGTCATCAGAAACGACAGGGAGTTTTTCAGCGGTGGTGTATTTGAGACCAATCGCAGCGAGCAATGGAGTCCAAGCAGTGGGCTTGAACCACGAACGGACAGGAGCAGCAGGGTGTACAACGTGATCGTCACCTTGGAATATGGAAGAGACAGAAGAGTCGAAGGCGAGGGTGCCAGCCACTTTTCCAAGAGGATGAAGATTGCGGAAAGAATAGCGGAATCCAATCTTGGCATAAAGGGAGGCGGTGACAGCAGTAGCAAGATGTCCAGAGCAATAAGCACTAAGGACTTCAAAGATCAAGTCACCAAGAATCACGTTGAACTCACACATGTCGAGCCATAAAACTCGACGTTGGAGGTCTTCAATCGGTTTGGACTTGTGGTAAAGGCGCATGAGAATGCACTCGTGAATGCACATGTTGATGTACTTTCGTGTGCTTGTATCTAATCCGGCAAAATCACCGGCATACATGCCTTCACCTTCAGTTCCAGTGCGTTTGAGATGGCGTCCAGCCAGATCCCATTCGCGAGAGTAGCGATTCATTCCGATAGCGAGGCCGTTACGGATGCGGCCTTCTTGAAGTTCGGCGAGAAGATCGCCGTACATCATCTTACAGGCAATGAAGTAGGGCAGGGGAGTAGGCATAATGAGGCGGGTGTTACCAGCTTCCCATTTCGGAAGAGAACGCAATTCATCTTTTGGGACGGCCATAGTGACGTGATTCAAACGCACACCGCGAGCAGCGGCGTCGAGAATCTCCAACGTCATACGTTTGAGGTCGAGGAACTCAGGTGTGGTCGGGTCAATGGGACCCTCGACACCGAGCCATTTGGTCTTGCCAGGCTTGCCATCGGATTGTTTCACCAACGGCCAACCGGGACTCGTCTTGCGAACGATTGACTTAATACGGCCAGTTCCATCGCCGCAGACAGCTTCTTCGAATGTAAGGACACGGAGATCTCGAGGAGGACGGAAAGAATTGCAGTTGACAATGGAGGCAAGTTCAGCCTCACAACATTCACGAATACCATCGAAGCATTCGAGATGAACAGGAATGTCAACATAACGAGCAACGGCAGAACGGATAGGGTCAATGAGCACACCTTCAGCATTTCGGAAACGCTTGAGGCGGGCAGGACGGCGAGTAGAAGGCATGAGAACAGCCATCTGAGTCTTTTGCATCTTGGACGGTTCTAACTCATTTTCAACACCAACACTGGGGGCCATCTTGGGATCGACCTGAGCAATGTTGGTAGAGCCATTGGGGGCAGTAGGAGTAGAGACGGTGGTCACGATGGTAGGAGGACGAGAAATCTGTGGGGGCCATTGAGTAAGGATCTTGTCAACAGTCTCACGAGTGATCATCATACCAGTACCAAGTTGCATCTGGTCATCACCAGAAACATGAATGGACACAATCTTTTCACCCTTGGTCTGGGAGTTTCGTA